TTTCGCCGTCCGTCCCATTACGCAAGGTTGCGCCCTTCTCGTAAGAGGGAAACCGCTCGTCCTTGCTATAGTCGCCGCGCTGTGCCATTGCTCACTTCACTTTCTGTCCAGGGTCAGAGTGTAGCGCACCGGACTTCCATTCGTCAAGGGTCGCCTTGAACGGGTTGGTCCCTCGAGGCATTACTGGCCACCGGTTGCCAACTTCGCCAACATATCCTGTGCGGCCTGCGGCGGGTTTGCTCCCTGTGCAGGGGCCGACTGTGGCACGCGACCTGCGCCCGTCTGGCCAGCGGTCTGGGTTTGCGGACGGGGACCGTTTATGGGGCCACCACCGCCGCCGGGTTGAGGGGCGGGCTGACCCATTGGACCCGCGATTGCTTCGCCCTGCTGCGAGATTTGCTTCATCATCTGCTCACGCGGCGTGAGGCCAAGTTTCGAAATGTCGATTTCCTGCAACGACAGGATCAGATCAATGAGCTTGCCAGGATCGACCTTTTGCATAAACGCTTGGGTGAGGTTCTGGTTCTGTGCAATGATGCCGACCGTCTGCAACAGCGCCTTGAGCTTCTGCTGTTTCAGGATCATCTCCGATATGCCGCGAACGTGGAACGTCAACGAGCGCCCCGCCAGTTCCTTGCGCCGCATCCAAAGCGCCTGATAGAGTTGCTCGTTGCCCACCGCCGCGATCAGCTTTGGGTCGTTCTTTTTCATGTGCTGCAACCCGGTCTTCCAAACCAAGTCCAGCACGGGCTCAATGAAACGCTGTTCGATGGTGCGTGCAATGTCGCGCTGCTGGGCGGTCGAGTTTGTGTCGGCGGTGACAATCTCGCTCGCGGACGTGCGGCCTTTGGGCGCCATGTTGCCAGCGCTAATGTCGTTGAAGCCGGCGGCCGTTTGCAATTCGCTCTTGAGCGCCTGCCAAACCTGGAACACGTCCGGCGGGATCGACCCTAGTTCGATTTCGTTCATGAACATCTTTGGGTCGGAGCCGTCCTGGAGCCGGTATGTGACGTTGGGCGAAAGGCCCTCATCGGCCTGGGTTGGGTCTTCCAATAGCGAGGGGTTTATGGCGAACGCCTTGAGCGCGGACGTGTATACCGCGTCCATGATCAGGTTCGTGAGGTCGTTAAATAGCCGCGCCATGGAGCCCATGTTCTCCATGTACGAGCGGCCGTATGGGGCAAGCGGCACAGTTATGAGAGGCGTTGACACAATCCAGTCGCGCTTATGCCAAAAGGGGTTGGCTTCGGGGCCACGGATGATAAACCGTTCATTGGCCACAATGACGAGGGAGTTAGTCGCGAGAACCTGTCCGTCCGTGTCAACGATGGTGCAAAGGTATTCGTCAAGCGTAAGAGGCTTTCGCCAACTGGTTTGTTCGACACCGCTGCCAGTCAACCTCCGCTGTTCCTCTTGCATCTCGACGCGCAGGTAGCTCGCGAGGTTCTCGATCTGTTGAAGATTGTAGATTTTCTTACCACGCTTGTTCGTTTGCCGCGCCAAGCGCAGCATTTCGCTCTTATCCACCTCAATGCGCCGGATGCGATAAAGGCCCCGACCAGTATGGTCAAACCAAAGCGCGCGAGGATCGAGAGGTTCAACGGAGACGTAGCCCGTGCCATCGGGGCGTTCCTTCCACAGCACAATGGCGGCCATGTTCATCAGCGCGCCGAGCTTCACGAAGTCCGGGAACACGGCAAGAAACGATAGCGGGTGGCCGTTGGGAGTGACTGCTACTTCATCCAGCCACACCTTAAGCATCGCCTTGATGGCTTTGGTTATGTCGCCCTCGGCATCGGCTGGGTCTTCAACCGTGAAGAACTCACCGTTACCGTTCTGGGATGCAACAAGCGCCTCGGTCATGGCCGCCGCGAACTTGTCCACAAACTGCGGCACTTCCGGCAAGATCGCGGTGGACTGCCACCGAGCTTTCTTGGAGAAGTCGAACCGGTTCCAATAAAGGTCAAGGTTCTCGCGCCATTTCACGTCGCGCGGGTTACGGCCCGAGATGCGGGCCTGCCAAGCTTCAATCCGGTACGCTTCGAGAATGGTGATCAGCGGCGAGATGGTGCCGGCGAAGTTTGTACCGTTCTGGCCGCGTGCCTGGGTCGCGATGACCTCTGGCTGCATGTCCGTGTTCTGTAACGGCGCAACCATCAACGTGGAATTATCGGCGCTAGCCATGCTCAGCTACCGCGCTGCGGGACAATATACAGCGACACAAAGAGTGATGTGGTGCCGTCGCCAGCCGTGACGTTGAAACGCAAGAAACGCGAGGCCGAACTAAAGTCCACTAAGGTCGCAAACGTTTTGGCTGCACCGTTGATAAACCAGTTAGTCCCGTCGTCGCTTTCCTCTACCTGGACCGAGCCTGCGGCGCCAAACGTGCCCGTGACCTGCCAACATTTCGTTACGAGAGATGCGCCGCAGTCAATGGGCAAAGACTGGTCGCCGTTGGCGAGCCCTACGCCTGCAACGTTGGTATAGAGAACACCGCCAGTGTTCGGGATAACCCGATTGAGTTTCTGTACCGTGGCCATCAGCTACCCCTTTGCGGCGTGATGAAGAGAATAACGCTTAATGACGTTGTGCCGTCGCCACTCGCGATTAGGATTTTGCCCCAGCGGGCAGAGAGAACATAATTCTTGATCCCAGCCGCGGTGATGGAGGCAGTTGTCTGGATAAAGTTTACCCCATCGTTGCTCTCAAGAACCTGGAGCGACATGCCCGCGCCCGGTGTGCCCGTGACCTGAATGGATTTTGTTGCAAGCGATGGGCCGTACTCAAAGATTGCGGAGGTGTCGCCATTGAGCATCGGGCCAGGTATCGCTACCGATACCCCGCCAAATGTGTCGCGTGTTTGGGTGACAGGCCAAGTGGTCATTCGCGGCTCCTAGTCGTAGTCCGGCTACTATACGTCACGTTAGCCCAAACTTTCTAGTCTCTTGTGGCAAGTTCCGGCCTGGCTGTTCAAAGCCGAGCGGGCCTCGAGGGGGCGGTTGGCCCCCGCCATCGCTCCACGCGCTCGCGACCTGGGGCTTGAACTTGCTCACAGCGGGTATAAGTAGCTTACCAGTAGGATACAGTACCGCAGCACCGTAACCAAATGCGTCTCCAGGGTGCGAATGGATATCTTTCGCGGGCTCGGTCGAAACAACTCCAGTCTTTGCCACATGATAGTGCCATCCTCCGCGAAGTGCCCACCAAATATCGCGGGCGTGGGTGCGGTCCACCTGCACCAGACCGCGACCGTTGATCAATTGGCGCAAGATGGCACGCGCAGGGTTCTCCCGCTCGGGCCACCGTACTGGACCAGAACGCCAGAAGCCCCCAAGGATGCGCTGCATCATCTTCACGGCGCTCATGTTGCTGTTTGAGGGGTCGCGGGCGAGCCCGGCAGGGTCGCCGCAGTGCCGCCAGCGAAATCCTCGGAACTCGTCACGCAACACGGGCAGCACTTGAGCCTCGCAAAGCTGCTGAACGCCAATGCTATCGCCCACAAACGAATGCAAGATGTTCCAATTGCCCAACGGCGTGCGCTGAGTGATCAAACAAGTCGGGTTGAGGCCAAAATCCCAACACAACCAGAGGTCTTGTCCGCGAATTGGGCGTAAGCCGACCGCTAAATGGACATCATCGTTCCACTCGGGCGTGACAATGCGGCCGTTTTGTTGAAATCCAAAGCGGCCTTCAAGAAATCGCCGCTGTAAGTCAGGTCTTCCTTCCCAAAGACGGCGCAGATTACTATAATAGCCAGTTGGAAGGTTCTTTTCGTTCTCTGGCGCGGTCGGTTGCCACAGTTTGAAGCCCTCTGTGCCCGGATCAACAAAGCGCCGATAGGTCCAATGGCTCTCGTCCGGGTTATTTTCGGCCAACTTGAGCCCATACCACTTCATTCCGGGCTGGCGAAGGCGCGAAAGGGCGACGTTGAACACAAATTCGTCGATCCCACCGTTGCCCCCGGCCGGCGCGGGCTCGTCCATGCCAATGAAACCTGCCGCAAGTGACTGCAACTTACCCGCATCGTTCTGATCATCGAGCCCAAGGAAGCCAACGGTGCCTTTTGCAACGCCTTCGGCCCATGTAAACTCTTTGTTTTGCTGATTGAACGCCCCCATGACGCCCGGAGGGAACCAAGTGAAGAACTCTTTGACCGTCGTGCGCTTCAAATTCTCCCATGTATCGCGAATAAGGAAGGCCGCAGCACCCGGATTGTGCCGCGCATGATAGAAAGTGGCCCAGCAAAGGGCCGCAGATTTGCCCTCGCCCATGCGCGACGAGAACAAATCGGCCGTCGCGCGGCTCTCGATAAAGGCTTTCTGGACCGGATTTGGGAAGAATTTGCTCTCGAAAACGGCCTGGGCCATTAGTTTAACCGCGTGATTTTGAGCACCATTCCGGTCGGTATTCGCGAAATTCCGTTCAATAACCAGTCACCATTCCACCCCAGAGTATTACAAGTGACCAGCCAGTTCTTGGTTTCCTCAAGTATCCAACCCACAGTCTCGTTCGGGCACAGTTCAGTCTTTCGGGTTTCCTCGCGCACTTCGTCAATGTTCATCCAACTGGTGTCGCCTTCCGCGTCTCGCCAGGTAACGTGGACGAGCTTAAACGGGCACTTAGCGGGCTTTAACAGCATGGTCCAGTTCCTTTGGTTGGAGGGGATTATCGGGCATCTCTTGTACAACGGTCGCGGTGTAGGTGAATGGGCCTTCGCGCTCGACACGCGGCCCACCTTGCCCCAGGTCCAGATCGGTGTTGATCTGCACCATGACGTGCGGCACCGCCGGCATACGCTCGCCGTACTCTTGCGGGTTGAGTTTGCCTGCCATCCACTGTAGCGTGCCAAGACCGGTACGGATTGCGTTCACGGTTGAGGCGTCTTCCTTCCCGTAATCGTCGGCGGCGTTGATCAGCTTATTGGCCAAGTTCTGCACCTGGTCAAAGATCGCGCCCGCCTTTATCCGTTTGGCCTCGTCCCAGAGCTTTCGCAGTTCTGGGCGTTGTAGCACCCAAGAATGAAACGTGGTAGCGGTTATGGGAACATCAAGCTCTGCACACGCCTTGCTCAGTGTTGCTCCAGCGGAGACGGCCTCTAAGACCCGCGCAGCCCTGACGGGATCGTATAGCGAGGGCGCGTGTCCGCCAGAGGCGAATACGCGGGCTGGAAGCTGTGTGGCAATGGCGGCCTCTGCCGCAGTCTGCGGAACCAAGTCGCGTGCGTGCTTGAGCTTGATCGGCGCCTTGGTGCGCGGCCGGCGTTTTGGGATGTTTCGGGGTTTCTTGGCGGGGGCGTCCATGCGGAGAATATACTCCGCACAGGCCGGGGGAAACAACCGTCACCCCCCGGCCATTGGGTAAGCCATTGTTATCTTTTGAGGTTTAGTTTCCGCCTACAGATGGGACCGCCGCGCACGGCAAGAAACTGCGGCGACGGGTGGGGACAACGAAGCGCGAACAAACCATGAACGCGCGCACAAAGAGCGAACAAACCGCGCACGAACCGCGACCAAACCATGCACATAGCAAGGACCCACCGCGCCATGGGGCAGGCCCTCGATAGTTCGCACATGTTGACTATCGCGCGGCGCTACGGTCCCGCCCGCGCGACCGTCTCGGCCTGCGATGATCATCGCCGAGCGACTATTACGTCAAGTCATGAGTGCGCGCGCGAGACCATAACTGTTGATGTGGGTTTACGCAATCTGCGTAAGGCAGTTGCCACCGCGAGACTATCCCGGCCGAGACAGTTCATCCGCGCGGCCCACTTGCACGTCGCCAGGTTTAGTCTCAAAGCAGGACTATCGCACTGCGCAACCGTCCCCGTTTGGGACAATCTGTGACATATTTCGGACGCGTGCATTTTTCGCTTGGGGGAGGGCAGTCTCACACTCTATACCTTGGGCCCGGGCAATACGCGCCCTGGGTGGATGCACTGCAACATAAAGGCTTGAGACATGCAAGCACACAGAATATACAGGACACAAAAGGCACGTGGATGTGCCGCCCTGGCGCGCGCTGATGGTGCCTTGCCTTTTGGTTCAATGTTCACGGTAAACGCTGTCAACAAGTGCCAAGTGTGGCCATATATGATGTATGCCGAGCGGCCTGCCTTCGGGCGCCCATGTCCATTGGTGCCGCGTCACGGCTTTGTGGACAGCCGCGTGGTACACAATCAACCTGACGTAGATCGGCTGATCGCGGAAACAATCGCGGTTGAACCTGATGCCGAGATCATGTTTGGTCCCGTTCTTGAAGGCAAATGGTCCGCAGTAGTCAACAATGCAGGGGTTTCCATTGGCGTTGGCCACGATGGCGCGACCGGCGGCAAGGGGAGCCTATTGATCCCTGCGCCAATTGATCCGAGAGAGCTAGCCAATGTGATTGATCCATCCCAGATAAATGATGCGCCGTTCTATGAAGTGGTAGGCCACAAAAACATGGCCGAGCTTGTTCAAATGCGGGACGGGCCGGCGATGCCCGCGACGGCCGATTTCATTCCTGGACCGGTTCGCGTCGGCCGCGTTATGATCCCGCACGATGACTTGTTGAGATGGGAAACGGAAATCAAGGAAGCTTCAAGCGATACGGTTATTTGGGCGCACGGTTCAACACTCGCAAGCCATGCGGCGGTTCATGCAATCGCGCGCGGGCTGGCCGTTGTGACCAGTGAACGCAAGCCGGTTGTCGGCGAGATGCTTGAACCTACCGTAGAGAACAATAAACTGCACAAAGACGCGTTGCATTACATCGCGCGCCAGTTAGTCGCCGCGTGCCGTATTCGCTTTGGTGACGGCTTACTTGGCAGTAGTGGGCCAACGGGACGCTCGACACATTGTTTGACAGCCGTGTGTGCGCTTCAAGCTTCGCCCATTTGGGGACCGGCCGAACATTTATGCCGTATTCGCGCGTGGTCCATCGCCATGCTCGCGCGGTATCTGACGGCCGCAATTGCGGGGGAGGCACGGCACTTTGTTGCGGCCGGGCCAGCGCGGCGTTATGGTGGCGAGAACAAGATAGGGCACTTGAAATTTGAAGATCGGCCACGTAGCCAGGCGCACCCAGATTTAGACTTTGTGAACAAAAACGGTGAAATCACGGGACTTCACGGTCCTCGAGACACATACTATCGCGAAGCCTTTGAACTAAACGCGGTGCAGTCAGAAATCATGGCCAAGGCTTGCATGAAAGATTTTAACGGGGATTGGCTAAGCGGCATGGGCGGCGCGGCGTGGCAAGACGTGGCGACAAAAACCCATGCCTTATGGACTGCCATTTTTCGCTTCACTGCAAAACCTACCGCGATGCGGCTTCAGCTTATGACCATGGCCGCGAATACCGCGATCAACACGGCACACAATAACGGTGCGATATTGACCAAGTGGGCGCATAGCGCATACCTTAGCCAAGCTTCTCAATATCCTAGCTTGGGCTTGGCCAATCGACGGATTTTTGAATTGGCGCTTAATCCGCGCTCTATCACAAACGCGGTTACTTTGGAGGCATAACACAGCTATGGGTCACAAGAGAAAGAACAAGGCGCGGAAATATGCGGCGGGCGACGGTGCAGGCGTTAGCGTTTGGAAAAGCGCGAAGGAAAGCGCGCGCGCGTTTGTAGATGGTTTCACTGGCAAAGACCTGAACAGTAAGGATGCCAAGGCGCTCTCTGGCGTCAAGGGCGGCAAAGGTCATTCCGCTTATCACTGCCACACAGGACCGGTTAAGATCGGCGCCTATCGTGACATGGAACTATGGGCAGGGGCGCGTGCGGAAAAGTGGGGCGCCAAAGATGGCGCTTGGGCATTGGTTATTGACTTAACGGGATTAAGCCATGGACCTTTTGTGTCAGTCTCGCCCGAGGCGGACAGGTTAATGGGCGGCAAGTTTCGCCCGCGGGAGCGCGAGCCGTTCATTTCAATCGACTGGCCAGACGGAGGCGTACCGTGGCAGTTAGGGCAAAGCGACTGGGAAAGCCTTGTCGCGGCGCTTGGCGAAATCAATGGCAAAGTCTTTGTGCATTGCCTCGGAGGCCATGGCCGTACGGGAACGGCTATCAGCATTCTCGCAACCAAAATGGGGATGGTCCCAGAAGGGGACGATCCCGTCCAGTGGTTACGGAAACGCTATTGCGAAGATGCCGTGGAGACAAACGGCCAGATCAAATACATTGAGCGTATCACGGGCCGACAGGTGCTTGAACGTGCTAGCGATCTATACAAATACGGAGAATATGCCGAGTATGGCAAGTGGGACAGTGCGGAGCAAAAGTGGGTTGACGCTACCAAGCCCGCGCAAACGGCTTTGCCTCTTGGACCTGCGCCCGTTGGAAACATCGCCGCCAATACAACCATACTTGGCCCGCGCGTTGGGCAACCGATTAACAATGAGCTTTGGACGTTCATGCAGGAAGGCAAGTACAAAGTCTATCGCGAGGGTAAAGCCTTCATCGTCTCGACAAACGCGGCCGGCGACATAACCGACACGCGCGAGATTGACAAGGCGACGGCGGGATATGACCCAAAGCCGCTAGTGGGCGGATACGTGGCAACAGAAGGAAACCCGAGTGATGATTAACCAAAAGCTAGACGGCATCCTTTGCACGCTGCGCGATGCCGTGACTAACACAACCGACGCGGCACGCGTGTTTGACGCGCTGGCGCAATTGTCGGACGAGATAGGAGCGCGGCGCCAAGACGCGGGCGCGCGAGTGCTGGCAGGCAAGTGGTACGATATCGCGGCTATGTCGCGCATCATTGCCATGAACGCGCGCCAGGAGGGTTAAACCGTGACCGTGGCCTATGTGCAGCATGCTCCAGAGACCGAAGGCGCAATCGAGCAAAGCCCGCTTTACAAAAAGGGTTACGTTGAAGGCTATGACGATGCGCAGTGGTGGCGCTGGGGAAATCTTTTGGCCCGGCTATTGCCAACAGAACGCACGATGCCATATTGGCAGGGTTATGCAGCCGGCCAAGAGGAATATGAGTTTCAGAACGCTAACCCAACAGACCGGGAGAACAAGACATGACGCCAGCACTTGGGCAGACCAAAGCCAAAGACTTTACGCCAGCGGGCTTGCGTGTCGAAGGATCATTCGAGAATGATCGCAACGCGGACGCGCGCGAGCTTTTCAAAGACATTTTGCGCGAAGTTTACAACGTCAAAGACGTAATCATTGCGCACCATTTGGTCTATGTCGTGGAGGAAAAGCGCGACGGTTTCAATTACCAGATTGTTGAGGAAGTCCCAAGCGCGGATGCGTTGATCTTTGATCATGGTGTCGCGCGCAAGCTTTGGGGCGGACAATGGCGCACGCACCTAACGCGCTTGGCTTGCGAGCCATGCGAGACGCGGGACGCGTTGCTGGCGAGCATGTACTACGGCCGAGCGGCTCGCGGCGAGAATATTTCAACGAAGGGATTGGGAAAATGAAATGGCGCCTTACCTATGGAGACTATGAGGCCGCGCGCTCTGACGGAGGATGGCTTCGCGTGTGGCGCACGGATACGGGTTGGGCATACTCGGTTATGCTGCCCACCAATGAGCCGGCATCATTTGGCACTCGCTTTCCGACGCATGACGCGGCGATAGAAGCCGCAGAGCGCGCTAACGAAAGAGCAGGGGACCACAATGGCAGAGTTCACAATTACGGTTGAGGCGGAAGGGAATCGGTTTACCCTAAGCCCTGAGCAGCTAGAGCGCCTCTCAGACGAGGCCAACGCGTTAGTGGTGACAGGGCGTCCTAAGCCCTTTCACCACGTTGCACGGGGCTTGCGCGATCATTGGATAGGGTGCCTTTGGTATATGGCAGAAAGCTGCGCTCAGGTTCTTGACGGCTCACCGCTATTGTCACACGTTATCCCGCTTAGCGTGGCCGTTTGCGTGCCGTTTGTCGTGTACTATGGGCGACACCACGTGGGGCGGTTGATGCGGCCGCGCGCACTGCTGGCGAGGCCGCAAGGGCTTGTAGCGTGGCATCATCTAATCCCGTCGCCTTTGCTACATCATCGCTCGACGCGCCAGAGGCGATCAATTCGCGCATCTTGACCAATTGCGCTCGGATATCTCCCGCCGTAACCGCGCGAGCGGCGGGGGACGGGAGACGGTGCCCGCAAGCGGGACATGAAATGTGATAGGACTTGGACATGGGGAGATTATACACGCGCGAGGGGCCGATTAACAGGCGCGCGCGAAGGGTTTGGTTCACAGATGTTTACAGATTTGGCCGTTGCGCCATTTATCCGTTTAGGCCATTTGTCATTGACTATTCTTCCAGGAGAGGGAGGCCCCTTCTCTTCCTATAGTAGTATTTCTATATAGATTTATATATGTCCAAGGGGGGTTAGAGGGGGAAGGGGAGGGGGTGCCCGTTTGTCGGCGAGATAGTCAATGATAAATATGATAAACGGCTCAACGTAAATTGCGAAAGTGCCTGCAATGCTTAGGTTTTGTGAAACGGTTACAACGCGTCAATCCTCAACATGGGGTGACCCCTTGGAAAACTCTCGACGCGTTCTATATAACACCATGCAATCAACGGAGGACGCTATGACGGTCTATCGCATCATTGTCCCGCTTGAAAAGGACGGTTCGCCAGAAGTGGCGCACCACGTAGCCAATGAGCTTGTGAAGCGGTTTGGAGGTGTGACCGAGTTCATGGGGATGGGCTTGTGGAAGCCGGGCGATCTTGACGTTATGGATGATCGAATTGTCGTTTTCGAGGCCGCGCGCTTTGACAGCGACCCTATCAAGGCAAGCGGAGATTGGGCTTTCATGCAAGGGATTGCGCGTCACGTAAAGGCGCAGCTTTCCGAGGAAGCCGTTTACATTTCGCATCGGCCCGAGGGAGCGGAATTAGTTTGATGCTCCCGCACTTTTGGCACATATTCGCGCTTGTCATGGCCGTGGGCGCAACAGGTGTTGCTCTTGGTTGGGCGCTGGATGGAGAATAGCATGGCACAGTACCGGACGAGGGTTTTCTATACGGACGAGGACAACTTGCCGAACGCGGTAACGCGCCTTATCCAGGCGGATAACATAGAGGCCGCCTTGGACCGCGTTCTGTACGAAGTTCACCCGTTCATTCGAGAGCATTGGGTAAAGACGCAGGCGGTTGTCTACCCGAACCACTTCAACGGTGGCAGCATTGTCACCACGCGGGAGCGGAACCGTGAACGTTATTAAGGCCAGCGCGGTTATCCTTGCATTGCTGGCGCCCGTTGTTAACGTGAACGCGCAACCCTTGAAATGCGACACTCTCGACGCTATATTAGCACAGGTTCACGATAAGCAAGGGCAAGACGCGGTGTTTATTGGCGACCTTCCACATGAGAGGCGGCTGTTAATCACTGGCAACGCGGATGATCAAGGTGCGTACACGTTGATCGAAATAGACGACGACGACCCCACTGCGATAACCGCCTGTATAGTGGGGACAGGCTACAACGCGCGAACCGAGCCCATGCCGCACAATGGCCGGCCCGGTTGAAAGGAAAGGCAATGAAGAAGTTTCTTGCGACGGTCGCGGCGGTGGCACTGTTAGGCGTTTCCCCGCTTGCCAAGGCCGGCCCCGCTTGCCCCACAGGCTCCGATAGCAAGAGCGCCATTGAAACCTATGCGAAGACGTTTGCGGGCGAAATGGGCTTTAAGTTGTCAATCGACCCGCTGACCTGGGAACAGGCCGGACGAGTGCTGGCGCAGATGGAGAAGGATATTGGCCCGCCGCCGGCACATAGTCAGGTTGTCTCGGGCGAAGTGTTCATTTACCGTCACGCGAACGGGGAGGAAGTGGGCGCCGACATTGCTTTTTTTGACAAGGCCGATTGCAGCAATCTCAGTGGACAAGTGGGCGCTAAGAATTTGCCCACCTATGAGAAGCTGTGGCAGTAACACTCTCGCGTCCTTGTTGGGTAGAGCGGTTGAAATCCGCCAAACCGTTCCAGGACGCAGCGTAGGCTAGGCTACGAAAACGGGAGCGTGCGGCACCACCGCGCCTCCCGTCCTATGCACCATGGAGAACACAATGGAACCAGTCGAAATTCGCCCGCGCCAGTTCTCAGGCTCGCAATATTCGCCAGTGGGGCCAACATGGGCTTATGCGGGGCCATACCACAAACGCAAGCGTGGCTCGATGACCAGCGCAGGCGGCAAAAATAGTGGTGGTGCCAAGCGCGTAGGCCGCACACGGTTTCTGGCCGTAGTACGCGCAGCGCTCGCGCAGTCCATGGCCGGGCGCCGCTTCAACCTTTGGGATGGCATATCGTGACCAAGCACAAACCGACAAAGACCCAAGAGGACTATTTGGACGCGGCGATGAAGTTGCCAGTCGGAGAAGGCGTTACACTCTATTTCGAGAGCGAAGACGACGCGCATTCGTATCGGTTTCGGCTCTACGCCACCATTAACCGCGCCCGTGAAATCATGCGCACGACCCTTCCAAGCGGCGATACGCAGTGGGGAAAATCTCCGTGGGAGCCTCTTGTAATTTCACGCAAGGGCAACCAGTTGATTATCAAACGCACATTGCGGGCAGGCGGCCCGCGTATGATGAAAGTGGGCAAAGTATGAACGGCATTCCAACGATGGACAACCTCGACGCGTTCAAACAGTGGTTTCAGACTGCCGTCCCAGGTTCGCGGTTTATGTACCATGTCGGGAACCTCGCCGCTGATCGAATGCACATAATCTATGAGAACGTGAACGGCAAACGCATCGCGCGCGAAATCAAGATCAAGCACGTTGACGAGAACGCGTCGGCTGTGCTGGACCTAGCCGAAGACGGAAAACTGTTTCTGTTTCAGGTGCGGGTGCTGCCCGAGATCGCGGACCCGAACACTGGCCAGTCACGCTCGCGCGGCGTTTTTGCGTACTATGCGATGAAGGCCCTTACAAAGCGTGCTCGCGGGGTTATGGCGCAACAGGTTCGCAGGCTTGGAGTTGAAAGGCTGGGATATGACAACCAATACATCAACATCTGAAAAGCCCAAGGCGGTTCGCAAGCCAAAGCCGCTTGACCCACCGTTGCAAGCGATTATGGACGAGATCGCGGCTTTGCCGTCGCTCGACGGGCTAATGTTTGCCAACCCGCACAAACAGGCAAAGCGTGGACCTGAGCGCGAGGCCCTTGTGCGCCACATGCGCCTTGACCGGGCGCGCTGGCAGTACAAGAGCGATAAGCGCGAGGCCCGTAAAGAGGAAAAGGAAAACGCATGACCGCCCCCGCGCAGAAGCCGGTCGCGAGGGAGCCGATGCGCCGCTGTGATCAGTGCGATAATCGTATCATCAAAGGGTGGGGCTTTTGCCCATACTGTGGATGGCCACTTACTGATGTTGGCTTAGATAATGCCCAGCGCGAAATCAGTGCGAAGAATGCCCTCACGGTGAAGCTGGCCGAGGCGCTCGCGGCAGCGACGGCGGTGAAGGATGGGCATGACTAATCGTGAAATCGTCCTGAGCCCGCAAAAGATGGCGGCCCTTACGTTGCGGTTGCGCACCAATGAACTTATCGGTATGCCCGAATGGGATAACGCGGTGGAGGCCATGAAGCATTGTGGATTGCCTGAGCCCAAGATTGGCGACGTGTTCCGGTTTCGGATTGACTACAACGCAAAGGATTAAGACATGGACTATAAAGAAATGTGGATTGATGCGTGGGACAATGTTTACAATGCCGCGATTGAGGCAGGCGCGAGTGTAGAGGAAGCTACAAAACGCGCAGACAGAGAAGCGGGGAGTATTGCATATGAACGAGTTGCAGGCGCGGCCGATAACCTTCGCAAACGAGAGCGCGAGAACGGATGAAGGGGACGAGCAAATTGACGAAGACCCCTTGTGTGATGATCTAAGCGACCTATATACGGAGGACACAAACCCCCAAATGGAGCGACACATGGACGATACACCTTTTGACGTGGTAACGGACGGCGCTGCACAGGCTGGCACCGATGGCGACACGTACGAATTTGGGACGGCATTGGAAAACGGTACAGCCGACCTCATTGAAGCTGGCGACTTTAGCCGCCGTATCCCGGTGAACATGTCGGACGAGGAATACGACGCGAGCCTAATGGCGGGCTATCCTGAAATGGCCAAGAACATCCTTACGCGCGTTTTGGCCAAAGAACCGAAGTATATTTTGGTGGCCTATGTTTCCCCGGATGACACTCTGGGTATCGAAAGTTCAAATATGGCGCCCGAGATTCTCACGATCCTTGCGGACGAAGTGCAAACGATTTCCATGGCGAACCTGATTGGGATGCCGGTGGACGTGATCCGTGCACTTAAGGCTAACGCACGAAACCGAATTGGCCAGGGCGCTTCCAGTGCCCTCGACGTTGACGGCGCGAGCCCGGTAGGCTGACATGACAAAGGCGAAGGGCGCCCCAGAAGCGCAAACTTGGAGTGACAAGACGCCAGGCTTGCAACTTGCCTGGGACGCCACTAGCCTGCAATCGTTCATGTCCTGTGCCGCCCGGTACGACATGGAGATACGGCGTGGTTATCGGCTCAAAGGTAACACTGTCCACATTGATTGGGGACACTTCCTGCACGGAAGCCTTGAAGCCTTTGACCACGCCCTTCTTGCCGGCATGGACAAAGAGGACGCCATGTACGAGGCCCTTGATTGGGCGCTTAAGGCGACCGGCCAAGAGCTTTGGAAGCACAAGACAAAGGGCACGTTGCGTAACGAGCTAGACAAGAGCCATGACCCCGAAGAGTGGGAACGGCTTTGGGTGCCTTGGGGTAGCGAGGACGAGAAGAAAACCCGCCAGACCTTGATCCGCGCCATTGTTTGGTTTGCGGATGAACAAGCGGGCAACGTTCAACCTTATGCGTTCCCGGATGGAACACCTGCGATTGAGTTGTCCTTTCGTATTCCGTTGCCGACGCGTTCCGCAAAGGGCGAGCCGTTTTTGCTCTGCGGACACCTTGACGGGATGGCCTTGTTGGGAGACGAGCTTTTCATTCGCGAGCGCAAGACGACCAAGACGACCATCGGCGCATACTATTGGGAACGGTACTCGCCAAACGTCCAAGTGGACACCTACGATCTTGCGGGCTGGTTGCTGTTTCCCGACCTGAAAATCAGCGGCGTCATGATGGAGGCCATTCAAACGGCTGTGGAGTTCACGCGCGTAGCACGCCAGCCGCTCTATCACACAAAGGCTAGGCGCGAGGAATGGCTCAAGCGCGTTCTGGAAATCATCGCTGAGGCTGAGAAGTGTGCCGAAAACTCATACTGGCCCATGAATACGGCCGCTTGCAATCTCAACGGTGGATGCCCATATCAACGGGTATGTCGCGCCGACCCAAGCCAACGCGAACGCATCTTGATTCAAACCGGCGAATATGAGGTACGCAAATGGGACCCCTTGAAGGTCCGCTAGACCAGGACAAGAACCCTGACCTTGAGGATGAAGTGGCAGAGGCCGAAATTCAAGCCGAGCCTGCGGAGTGGGACGATCCGTGTTCGTGTCGTTGGGGCACCGATTGGACTTGTGGCGATTGGATTATCAAACGCAAAGACCCCTATTGCGCACGACACGGTGGGCGCGACCCTGACGCAGAGCGGGACGCGCGCATTGACGCGGGCTTGACAAGAGACCGGTGAGTTCCATATCTTGTCCCTGTTGCAACACCCACCCTTTCGAGAGGACACAATCATGAAGACCTTTGTTGCGTTTCTCCTGGCCCTGACCCTTGGCATTGGCGGGGTTGCGTTTGCGGGCACTGCCAAGACCAGCCACGGCTGTTCGTCTTGTCAGTATAGCGAAGGCAAGTAAGTTCGCGCGCCGGCGACGGGGGTGGGAACAGGGGAGCATTAGGCACTCCAAGGCCCACCCCCGATTTCTTTGAACGGAGGATACATGGCATTGCGCATTCTTGCGCAGGGCGAGCCCGGCACCGGTAAGACTGGCGCTCTTGCTTCCCTGCTTAACACTGGCCGGTTCCGCGTGGGACTGGTGGACTTCGAGAGCAACACGCTGCCCCTTAAGGCGTTCGTTAAGCCCGAGTTTCACAAGAACGTCCTGATTGTCCCCTGCCGCGATAAGCTGGTGATGATGGACGGCAACGAGCCCATTAAGCAAAAGGGCACGCCCAAAGCGTTTCGGACAGCCTGGAAGGCGGTGGACGAGTTTGCGGGCATTGGCCTAGACGGCAAGCCGCGCTCCTGGGGCTCCGCTGCGGAGTGGGGCGAGGAAAGCATCTTTGCCGTGGACGGCATCTCGGGCATGGGCGAGGCTGGAATGCTTCGCATTCTGGACATGATGGGGCGCTCGTCCACAACGCGCCGCAAGCAAGAGTGGGGCGTGGTGCAGACGGAAATCCGCCAGTACTTCGACAATCTGGTGTCGGCCCTGTCGTGCCACCTATACACAATCTCCCACTTGAAAATCGTTAGCCCGCGCTTAATTGAGCCAGAGGACAACAAGGGCAATAACGCGGGCATCACGGAGGAAGTCGCTCAGGCGGTCAATGAACAGTTCGTGGAGTTGATCCCGAACGTCATGAGGCCGACCATTCCAGGCCAAAACCTGTCGCGCAACTTCCCTGGCATGTTTCCCATGTCTCTGCTGTTTGACACGGACACCAAGAACGACGCAACCAAGCTGGTGATCCGTACCACGCCGCAACCGACCGTGGTTGTTAAGGTGCCGGTTGCTGGGCTTGCTCCGACGTTACCGGTTGACACGGGCTTGCTCACCATCTTCAACGCGTTGCATGAAAACGGAGGACAATTGAATGGCGTCAAAGTCAAAAAGTAAGGCCGCTAAGACGGCCGCGTCCGAGGACTACAACGAGGACGCTGCGACGGGCTCGTTTGAGGCAGGTCTGTCGTATACGAAGGAAACCATGCCGCCCGAGGTTCTGACCCCGAACGGCACCTGGACCTTCAAGGGCAAGAACGTGAAGGCAAAGGAAGCGGACGAGGGTTCCGACATTCTTGGCCGTGTCACCTTCCTGCTCACTCCGATCCGCGCCCATGAGGACGTGGACGAGGACGAAGCCAACAGCGGCGACTGGAAGGGCATCGCGGTTTTCCATGACGTGCGCATTGAGAAAAAGTCCGATTGGGCAAAGGTTGAGAAGCTCCTGTCCCTGTTCGGTATCGACACCGACGAGGGCAGCATGGGCGACTGGATTGCGCAGTTCAACAAGACCAAGCCCGAGATTGTCGCGACCGCTTCCAAGCGGTCCTACAATGACAAACAGACGGACGAGTTGAAGACCGTCACGCAGTTGAAGTCTTTCTCGGCGGTCGAGTAACCCAGGCTGGTTCTCCTGCGGCCTGCACACTGGCGGGGGCTTCGGCCCCCGTCTCTTTTCCCGGAGGTTTGATGCACGCAACCTGTCGGCCTCAGTTCCCGAAGAAACTCCCTTGCAAGCTTGCCTTCATCGGCGAGGCGCCCGGCGACACGGAAATGCGCGATGGTTGGCCGTTGATTGGCCCGAGCGGGCGCGTGTACGATTATGCGCTTCGGGCGGCCGACATTGATCGGCGCGAAGTTCTGACCACCAACGTCTTCAACATTCAGGCACCAGACAATGACGTTACCGCATGGACCGTTTCTCTCACAGAGGCACGGGCTAAGGGCTGGCCTACTAAGTACGACTTTCATGGTCGGTATTTCGACCCCGGCTTTCTTCGAGAACATCTTGATCGCTTGGCTGATGAACTGGATAAGGCTCGGCCGACCGTGGTTGTCCCGATGGGGGCTACGCCGCTCTGGGCACTCACCCACTCGGCAAGTATCACGGAGGCAAGAGGCGCAGTTGACCAAGCGACGGCGCTCATTCCAGGGCAAAAGATACTCCCTACGTTCCACCCGGCCTATATCATTCGGCAGTGGAAGTTCTTCACGACCATAGTCGCGGATATGGTCAAGGCCGCCGCCGAGGCCGAACGCGGCCCTAAGATCATTCGGCAGAGGATGGAAATATGGACGGAGCCGACCTTGAAAGACTTAGATGCGTTTGCGGCGAAGTACTTGGACAAGTGCGAAGAACTGTCAGTCGATATCGAGACGGTTCGCCGCCCTTCCAGGCAAATTACGTGCATTGGTTTTGCACCCGATGCGGCCCGGTGCCTAGTGATACCATTCGTGGACTGGAGAAAGCCATCGAGAAGTTATTGGCCGACGATGGACGCGGAGATGCGTGCGTGGGCGTTCGTGGAGAAGTGGTGCCTGAGCCCCCAGCCAAAGGTCTTGCAGAACGGGCCATATGACGCATATTGGCTTTGGGAGTTGATGGGCATTCCGCTGCGCAATTACTCTGAGGATACGCGCTTGATGCACCACGCGCTTTATGCGGAGTTGCCCAAGGACTTAGGCTTCATGGGCGCAACTTACCTGAGCCTGCCGCCGTGGAAGACGTGGCGTGCGGGCAAGGCACACAAGAAGGACGAATAGGATGAAATTGAACCTTGGCTTTCTACCGCTTCTCACTCTGCTGTTCGTGGCGTTGAAGCTGACCGGGTACATCGCGTGGTCTTGGTGGCTGGTGTTTTTGCCGTTCTATGCACCGTTAACCCTTATCCTTATTGTTATGGGGCTCGGCGGGTACGCCGTGTTTTCGGCATGGAACCAGGAGTAACCCCCCGCTACATCGTGCGAGAACAGCTTGGCTCGCCAAACACCTTTGCAAAGTGGGTGGTTTGGGATACGACGCTGGGCCAGAACGCTGACTCGCGACTGTCTCGGCCAGAGGCCGAGGACATTTGCAAGGCCCTCAACGAGATATGGGAGGGCGACCATGAGTGATATGCCCCCGATTGACGCGCCGCGTGAAGACCCGCGCGTGACTTCGATGCTTGATCTTGGTGCCCCTCCAGAACATTTCTTTCCAGCCAACCAGGCTGTGATGATAGGGCTCATGCTCATGCTCAATACGTTCTATGGCATGGTGCGACGGTTTCGGTCGTGGAATAGTGAGCGGGCAATCTTCAAGCTGCGAATGACTGCAATGGAGAGCCGCCTTGATGCGCTGGACGTGGACGAGCCGGTATGAAAGGCGACGTGTATCATGCGGCGGCGGACATTTTCTTGCGCATCTTCCGGCGCAAGAACACAATCGGACCAGATACGTGGTTTTTCCAACTGTCACGCGGCTTTGTTAAACAGGAGCGCGGGCCGTTCACGGACTATAACCGCTGCGTGGAAACGGCTTCGCGCATTCTTACAGAGGAATGGAAAGATGACTTCGGAAACGCCCCTCAACGACACAGTGACCCATCTTCGGGAAACGATCCTACCCAAAGCTCGCCGGCTTGCGCTTAGGGCGCTTGTGGTCACGGTCGGGCTTGCGCTCGCGGTGCTTGGCTTCATTGGCTACGTTATCTCCTGATGGCGCGCATTTTAACGTTGGACACTGACCCGCGCGAATTGAGCGGGTTCCTGCGGCATAGTCTCTACAACGGAGTTGATTGCTGCTCAACAAAGGAACTTGCCGACCTGTTGCGTAAGCGCATGTCGCCAATGACGCGTCGGCTCTATAAGTTCGAGATGGGTTGCCAAGCGCCCGCCTTTCAAATGATGCTACGTGGCGTGCGCGTGGACCTGGCCGCTATTCAGGAAGCTCTTACGTCATTGGAGGCTGATTATGCGACAGAGGCTCGCGCGGGTGACACTCTATTGCATGGGGTGTGGGATGGAGTAGCGCTTGAAACAGGACGGTGTTCCGGTTCCGATAAAAGACACAAGTGGCCGCGTGGAGTGCCCGACACCGACCGAGTGTGCGAACGCTGTGGATCACCACGCGTTGTCCGCGAGCCTTTCAACCCTAACAGCAGCGATCAAGCCTGGCATCTGTTCTATGAAGTCTTCAAGCTCCCGCCCATGCAGAACAAGAAAGGCGAGGTAAGCACCGATGAAGAAGTCCTCCAAAGGATTGAACGCAAGTGGGCTGGAAAGCTCCCTGCGTTTTGTGCGACGAGAATTTTGGCGGCACGGGCTATTAGGAAGCAAATCGGTGTCCTTAAATCAGGTGTCTCCGCAAATGGACGCATTCATTCAACGTTTGTTGTTGGCGGCGCGTGGACCGGTAGATGGTCCTCGACCGCTTCACCGTTTGACGAAGGTACGAACCTTCAAAACATAGCTGAGAAGCTGCGCTATATCTTCATCGCGGACCCAGGAATGGAGCTTTTCTATGCAGACCTTGAGCAAGCTGAAAGTTGCTGTGTCGCTCATTTGGCTGGCGATGAAAGTTATATCGCCGCACACGCTTCGGGCGACGTGCATACCTATGTCTCACGACTGCTCTGGCCAGAGTTACCGTGGACTGGCGATCTTGCGCGAGATAAAGCCATCGCGGGCAACACCCACCCCGAGTGGGACCGGGATCATGATTACCGATACAATGCTAAGCGCATTCAGCACGGAAGCAATTACCTACTCTCGCCAACAGGTGTCGCGCGCATCGCTCACATTCCAAAAGCCGCTGCTGATGAAGCCCAACAACGATACTTTGATGCCTTCCCTGGAATAAGGCGGTGGCACCATGCGACAATCGCGGCCCAAAAAGTTGCCATGGTTCTCACGTCCCCTAGCGGACGAATCTGCCAATTCTTTGGCCGGCCGTGGGACGAGCATACGCAAAAGCAAGGGGTCGCGTTTGTGCCACAGTCTATGGTCGGAGATATCCTCAACGTGGCACTCTGGCGCGTCTGGAACGAGATGGACCCCGGCGCCCTTGAAATCCTCGCCCAAGTCCACGACGCTATCCTGGGCCAGTTCCGTGCGAAGGCAACGGTCACGGTCCACGGCCAAAGATATACTGCGGCAGAGCGGCTTCTCGAACTGATGCGTGTGCGCGTGCCGATTGTTGGCGTAGACGGCAAAGAGCGCGTCATGGTGATTGGGACAGAAATGAAGTGCGGCCAGAACTGGTCCAAGTTCAACGACGACCCGAAGAAAGGCCGCATAAACCTGGGCGGTTTGCGATGAACGCCTGCGTGCTGCCTAACGTGATTGTGTTCGATGCCCCGACCTGGGGTCTATGTCTCGTCACGACGTTCTTTGCGCTTGCTGGACTGGTTTGGTGGATAGTGGAGCAAGGCGATGACGAAGGACGATAAGAGCCCTTTATTTCCAAAGGTGAAACCATGGTCGAAGTCCGTTGCCGGTGCTACCTTGCTGACGGAACTTACCGAGACGTTCAAGCGTTTCCTTGTTCTCCCGGACGGTGGCGACTTGGTGTTGCCCCTTTGGGTACTGTTTACACACACCTTCAACTTGTGGTCAACGAGCCCCAGGCTTGCGTTTATCTCGAAGGGTCCAGGCGCCGGGAAGACTACGGCTCTTGGTGTATTGAAACAACTTGTTCCGAAGCCCATTGCAACGGTAAACATGACAACGGCGGTGATGTATCGGGTGATCGAAAAGTACCAGCCGACCTTGTTGATAGACGAGGCGGACACGTTCACGGAAGACAACAAGGAAATGACGGGCATCTTGAACTCGGGGCATACCAGGGACACGGCTTTCGTATGGCGCTCCCACCCAGAAACTTTCGAGCCGGAAATGTTTTCGACTTGGGGACCAATGGCGATAGCAAAAATCGGTACGCTCCCACCCGCGCTGTGGACGCGCAGCATCATCATTCCCATGAGAAAGAAACTCCGCACCGAGTTTGTCCAGCGGTTGCTGCCCGGCGACTTCCATCGCCAAGACCAGCTTCATGCCAAGTGCGCCCGGTGGGCTATGGACCATATGGAGAGCTTGAGCGACCGCGACGTGGACTTTCCGCACGAACTGGACGATCGGACCTGCGACAATTGGCGGCCCCTTCTGGCTATTGCTTCCGAGATTGGCCCGGCGAGCTTGAAGCGAGCGCGATCATCTGCTGTGAGCCTATCACGCCATGGATCACAGGGTACACCGGAAGCGCGTTGCGCCGAGTTTGTTCGGCAGCGGTTCGTTGCCTCGCGAAAGCCCGTGCCCGAGTTTGTTCTGCACCAAGCCGTAAGCAAATGGACAACGCCGGGCGAAGTGGCCCGCGTGGTATCCGAGTGCGTTGGGAGCGGCCTGATTAAGCGCGTGAAGCTGTCCGATGACAGGCGCGCGTATGCGCCGGGAGGCAAGTGATGCCATCAAGCCAGGATGCGTTTGATGCCTGTGAACGGCTTGAGCCAATCGCCTATGCGTGCGGGTACACCATTGCGGTCTACGGGTCCGCGTTCTGGAAGGGTCAGGGCAATGACATTGACGTGCTCGCAGTGCCATGGCGTAAAGATGCAGGCGGGCTCAAAAATGCGTTGGCCAAGTACGGTTACTTGATAATTCCAGGCCGTTATGGACATGGCCTGCACAACGCGTTACCGGTCACGACGCGTGACCCGTTCTCGGGCCACTTGATTGATCTGCAAATCGTGGGGGGTGAGCGTTGACGTGGGCCGAGTTCAAGCGTTTACAACGGCTCGCTGCTGCCGACACGAACCCTTGGCAAGCACGCGGGAGCAACATATATGATGATCAAGACGTTCTGATCGCGGAGTTCAAAAAGCCCGACGCGGCGGCCCTCGTTGTCGAGCTTCACAACGGTTTCATTCCTGTGTGCAATCTGGTAATCTGGGCCGTCGCAAAGTGGAAGGACGCAAAGAATGTCAAGCAAGTTCGCGCTGACGAAGACTGAAAAAGACGCGGTGCGCACGGCAAACGCGCATGATCCCAAGGTGCTGTTTTGGGATATTGAAGCCACCGGTTTGAACGCTACGTTTGGGACCATTCTCTGCATTGGCTTCATGTGGGAGACGGACAAAAAGCCCACGGTTTATACGATCCTGGACGCAGGCTCAGGTTTGCGGTCGATGTTGAATGACAAGCACGTTGTGCAGCGGTTTGCGGAGGTTTACAATACGGCCGACGTGTCCGTGACCTGGTACGGCGACCGGTACGATTTGCCAATGGTACGGACTAAGTGCCTCAAGCACGGGTTGCCGCCGTTGGCACCAGTCAGGAACTTGGACTTGTGGAAGTCGGTACGTTACCGGTTCAAGCTCCACAACAACCGGCTTGCATCGTGGCAGCAGTTCTTGAAAACCGAACACGAAAAGACCAACATAGACTTTGACGCGTGGCTTGCTGCGGCGCATGGCGGGAAGAAAGCCATGAAGGAAGTGGTGGACCACTGTGCAAAGGACGTGTTAGCGCTGCGCGACCAGTACCATAAGCTCAAGCCGTGGCTGTCTGAGCAACCTGATCAGTGGACATTCACGGGCAAAGAAGCGTGTCCGTCTTGCGGCTCGTTCAACTATACGCGGCAGGGCACAAAAACGACCGTCACCCGCATTTATCAGCAATACCAGTGCAAGGCATGTGGGCATTGGTTTCGAGGCGCACACACGCTTGGCAGTGCGCCTTTCCGTTCATCGCCAAGCTAACGGAGGACATTTGGACAAATGACCGAAATCCCTGTGGTTGCCGCGCCAGAGAAAATGATCCCTGGCGTACGCGTATCGGTCCAGTTGTATGTGATTGGCGAACAAACGCTTGAGCCCAACATCTTCAACGTCACATACGTTATCAAGGAAGATGGCAAAGGGCTCACCGTTGAGGCGATCAACAAGTGCGCGTCGATCATGAAGGAAATCGCGGCCACGAAGATGAACCAACCGGTTGTTCTTATGACGGACGCGCAGATCGCCGATTATGATCGCATCCTTGAAGCGCAGCAAGAGGCGCTTGAGCGAAGGGCGGAGAAAGGATATAGTGATGCTTAAGGCGGGCTGTAAGATGCCATACTGGTATATGTGTTCGGGGTATACCAGTTTCCCAAACGGTAAAGAGGCCGCGTTCGGTGCAGCCTGTGAAGCGACAGCCGCGAAGTATGACAAAGACCCTATGTGGCTAGGGGTGATCGCACGGTTCCCGCGCGCCCTGCGTGCTGTTTCCAAAGTGTCCGCGTTTGGTTCTCAAAAGCATCAAGCCTCAATGTCGGATATGAGCTACCGTCATGTGCCCGATGCCGATACGGTGTATTTGGAAGCAGTGGGGCGACATCTTACGGACCGCGCGATTAAGGGACGATATAACCAAGAGGACGGAGGACTTAGGCATCTTGCGCAGCTTGCTTGGAACTCGCTCGCGGCCTTGGAAGTGGAGCTTGAACAGGACGAGCAGGTTTCTAAGAAACCAGAAAGACTGGCTTGACAGCGTTCGGCGTTTGTTCTAAGATTGGGTTTCATGTCGGCCGTCCACCGGCATGTGTCCTCCGTTCGAGCAGAGCCCCCGACCGAAAGGCCGGGGGTTTCTGTTTGTCAAACGTAGGCGGTTGCCGAAAGGATCGTGATAAGACCGTTGGGATCGATCTTGTTGGCGGGCGTAAATAGCCGCCATTTGAGGTAGCCGCAGGCTTCTAGGCCCGCAGCCGCAAGCTCCGAACAGAACCAGCTATCATCTTCGCGCCAGTTGCGATCAGCGGCAAACCCCAAGATGGCGGTCTTGTCGTATGGCTTGCCAATCTGGGCGTGGATGAAGTCGTAGAACTTAGCCGAAACGTCGGGGTCGCTGGGAAGGTGAACGTAGGTGCAGCCGACTTCCTCTCCCTGAAGGTAGTCCGCGTCTCGGGTCCGCACACCGTCGTCTAGGCGAGCGCCCGTAAGGTGCTCGTCCGGTTCGACGCTATCAACGTGGGAAAAAGGCCCGTGTCCGTACCATTCAATCAGTTCGGACGCGAGCCCTTTGCCTTTGGAGAAACGTAGCGAAATGGTCATAGACCAACCAACGGAGCAAGCGGTCCAAGCACAGTCGCAAGCGCCGCGCCACCTGCGGCCTCAATGCCGCCCTTGGCAATGCTCTGCTGGATGTCCAGAAGCATAGGGTAGACCGCCGCCTTGAACGCAGGGCTTCCGCCAGTGGTGATAAGCTGGTTTAGGTCAGCAATCTGCTGCATGATTTGCGCTGGTCCAACGATAGGACCGCCAAGCTGCGGAATTTTCAAGCCCGCCACATAATCTGCTAGGTAGTTCCAGGCGGTCGCGTAGACCGTATTGCCGTTAGCCGTAGCATCGGCCGCAGCCGCTTTCAAGTCGGCCACGGCATCGGCCTGGCCCTTGGCAATGAGTCCCTGGAGCCCCGCAAGAAACTTTCCGACGAAATCCGTGGGAGCCGTTGTAGTAGTTGCCATCATTTGCCTCCGTTGTTGAGAAGGGCGAGGGCCTTGGCTTCACCCACCTTGACCCACCAGGACCATGCGCAGCCACCAAGCGTCATCCCCATGCCCATGATAGCGACTTCGGTATTGGCGTCTCCATAGCCATAGGTCATAAGCGCGCCGCCTGCAACGGTAAGCGCGTGCCGTAACATGCCAGCCGCAATTTTCTTCACCAAGTCACTGGCGAGGAAGTGTTTCAGGAAACCCATCATGCTTGTCCTCCGGTTGCCGCTACGAGCGCTGCGATCACGCGCCGTGACCATCCGAGCCCATAGCGAGAAAACAATGGACTGGCGGCGTACCGCACAATCCTTTGAGCCGCGTATTCTGCCACAGACCATGCCGCCGTTGCAAGGATGGCGTTGGCCGTGCTGACACCCTCGTTCACGGCGCAGTCAAAGTGCATGAGGTCGAGGCCCTCGGGCAAGTTCTGACAACCCGCCGCGAGCCAGTAGTCGGTGAAATAGACGGACTTGGCTTGGTCTATGGTAAGGTTCTTGATATCGAGCGTGGGGTGGAACCGCTTGCTGATGCCCATGTTGGTTTCGCCGCCTGGGTCGTTCGGGTCCGAAATATAACCACCTTCTTCGGACAACACGAACGCGATAGCTCTGGCCCAACTCATTTACCACCTCGTTTCCATTCGCGCAACGCAAGGGCGATACGGATTGCTAGAAGTGTGATGCCTCCTACGACCGCAATGATCTGTCCGGCTTCCATAACATATTGGAGCCATAGCGGAAGGGTGATAGCGCCGGCCGAAAAGCCAATATCAAGCGCGTCAGAGACGTGAGCCGTGATCTGTGATTGATCGTTCATTGCGGGGGCGCCTCGGCGCGCTGACGTTGAGGGCTAGTTGCGCCGTATGCCAAGAACCACGGCTGAAAATAGATGGCAGGGTCGAACGATTTTGCGCCCGCAACCTTAAGGTGAGTGACAATGTTGTGTGCAAGCGCCGGATCATAGAACGCGTTTTCCAAGAGCAACGAAGACTTCTCCATTCCGAGCCGGTTAACAAGGCGCGCTGCCGCTTCACCTGCGAGCCAGATACGGGGAACTCTCCTGGAAAAGTAGCTGTACCCACGCATCAATGCGGACGGCACTTTGAAGCCCGTCTTGTCCTCAACCGCGCCGAGCGCGGAAATGTTCATAGCCGAGCCTTTGGGCGGGACCACACGCGCGAGCATATTCTGCGCATTGAAGATCGTGCGAAGATCGCGAATGTGCTGCGGGGACAGGGACATCTTTGCCAGCGCCGAGTTTAGGTAATCGTCCAAACTCTGGTTAAGGGGCGCGTTCTGAAACACTGCTCGGCGCAAAGCGTTCATGCCGTCGGGATCGTTTTGCAGGTTGTCCACTAACTGACGCGCAAGTTTGGGGTTCTGTATAGCGCGCTGGATGAACTGTTCGTCGGTGATCGTGCCAGCGCCACCTGGGGCGTTGCCAACGAGCTTGCTCATTGTCTGGTGAAGAACCTGGTCTTCATGCTCCTGCAACCGCGCGTTGAGTTCAAGCTGGCGCTCCATCAGGTCTTGCGGGGTTGCGCGTAGTTCGGGGAAAACCTCCAACATGCCACGGTTCTTTTCGAGCCAGTCTCGCGCCGCATCTGGGTTAATAAACCCGTCTTTCCCAACCACCGCCTGCCTATAGTTGTCCAGCACCGAGGACTTATATGCCTGCATCGCGGCCGGATCGGTCTGGAAGGTGTTCTTGAACTGCATAGCGGACGAGTAGGTTCCGTCGTTAAACAAGCCCGCCATCTTCTCGGGCGAGGTAATCAAGAAGCTATGCCCGTCCTTCTGCTTCATCTTGAACGCGCCGCCCTTCTCAAAGCGTTCGACGTAGCCCGTCTTCCACGCAGCACGGGCGGACTGGTATTCCTGCCCAAGCGGAAGGCGGTCAAGCATGTTATCCATGCGCTCCATGGCAATAGCGAGTTGCTTTCCCGTCTCGGGGTCGGGGTTTGCGCCCTGCATCGCCTTCGCCCACGCATCCCCCAAGCGCGTGCGCAGCGTCATGAAATCGCTTAGGCTCCACGCGACGGGTTTCTTTGCCTCACCACTATCGAGTGCGCGCGTTTCTCCAGTTGCCGCGTCAGTAACCGTATCGCCAGGTTCGCTTGAACCCTCCAACTGTTTCGTGAGCGTTTGCAAGTCGCGGTTCATCTCTGCAATAACGGGCGGATCGCTGCGCTGCGCAGCGCCGGGCCGTTCCACGCCAGGAATTGGAGACGACGGATGCAATTCGTCCATGGTGCCCTGTAGATATTCGTGCGCGTACTCGCTCAGGTCCGTTTGGTTCAGGCGAAGGTCGTTGAACGGTGCGCCGAGTTGAGCCTTTGCATCTGCCTGAAGGGCATCATATCGCTGTTTCAGCGTGCCGCCAACCTTCTCCGCAGCAACCTTTGGCAAGCCGCTCGCAATGTATGCGGCAGTGTTGCGCAAATCCTGCGAGAAACTGGCGAGCTTTTTGCTCACGGTATCGAAGACCGCCGTGATGGGGCCGCCTGTTGGCGCAGCATTTTCATGGAACTGTCGCACAGCCTGCTCATTTAACTGGCGCCGTTCCGTGAGGCGGTTTAACTGTACACCAGAGGCCCGACGTTGAAGTGCCTCTTGTTGATTGACGAGGCCCTGATTGCCGGTTCGTTCAGCAATGGAAGGGTTGAAGCCAGGGATTTGGTCAACCGTCTCGTTCGCGTTGCGCAGGTTCTCGACGGTGTTTGTGGTCATGGCGGGTTTTAGGATACGGGCCACGACCCCAGTGGCAAACGCATCGCTATCGTTCACGGCCCCATAGAGCTTATTGATTAAGCCTCCGCCTTTCATTATGGGCTTTATCGCAAACATGGCGGCACTGCCCGGTGTCACAGGCAACATTCCCCCTAGCGCCATGCTGCCAATCATCTCGCCCGCCGCCGTTGCATCTGGATGCTCGCCCTGGTCCCCCGCCATGGTTCGGGCAGTGTCGCGCGCAATCCGACCACCCGCAACACCTCCAACGCCACTGCTAAATCCCGCTTCGCCATAGCCTGCCAGACCGCTCGCCGAGCGTGGGGCCATGGTGCCAATCCCGCGCCGTATCATTTGTCCTGTGGTTTGGGCCGGTATACCCGCAGCGTCAGCAGCCTCCATTTCAGGAACAGCCGCCTCGGCGCCTCCAGCTATCGCCATTGTCTCTGGAATTGCTGCCCCTCCAGCGCGCAAAGCCTGATGAATGATCCCTGACCCAGGCGGCGATACCATCCCTGTATCTTCGGCCGCCTGCGGCAAGTTGATGTTGACGTTTGGATAACCCAATCGGTGAGCAATTTCATTGATCGGGTTTACAAGGATTGCCTGCGCACCTTGCGCAAGGCTCTCATTGACCCCTGATGAAATCTCATTGTACCAAGGCGTATTGTCGCCCGGATTTCCCTGCGACTGATCTTGGTCCGGTACCCAACCGGAGCCCGAACTTGGGGCGGGACCGCTATCAGGCACCCAACCAGACTGTGTGGGTGAACGGAGCGGACCAGCAACCATTACTGGCCTCCAGTGTTCAACTGCCGGCCATCGTCGCCAACAATAGTCTTTCCGTTATCGGCCGACCACGCGCTCTTGCCATAGAACGTGCCGTGGTGGATCGCTTGCGCTGGCACGCCAAGTGTCTGGAGAACGGCGGCGGGGGGCGTTATAGAAGGCTGCTGCGGCTGGCGTTGGGGCTGCTGTTGCGGCTGCTGTTGAGCAGGACCTTGTGGTGACTGCTGACTTCCACCCGCGCCCTGATTAGGCGGCGTCCAACCGTTATCAAGCTGGGCCACGCTCGGAACGCCCTGCATCGTGCGCAACACCATCTGCTCCGCGTTCATGGCGGACGTTATATCTGAACGCGACTTCGTGTTGGCCTTGTTATTGGGCATGGACTGCAACTGCTGTTGCTTGGCGTTCAACTGGCCCTGGATGTAGTCCTTCAAGCCCGCCGCGCGACGAATGGCAACGTTAGCGCCAACGTCGAACCCTGTCACGTCGTTGACCTGGTTCATGATGTAGTCCCACTCTTTAGAGAACATGCGGCTTCCGGTTACGGGATGGATAGCCTGCTCAACCGAGAGCTTCCAAGCGTCCACACCTTCCTTGGCCGACATAGCATGACCCGCGATGGCAGGCTCTCCAGCGCCCTGGAACGCACCGACGACGTTACCGGCCGCGCGCGCAAACCACGGGCCAATGCCTGTCGAACCGCCCGTGAGCGCGTCAATCAGGCCCATAGGTTGACCCTGTTGCGTCGGGGAACCGTTGCCACCCTGCGTACCGTTTGCGTTGGCGCCCCCCGCGTTCAAGCTGTTGGCCTGGTCCACCGCCTTGGCTTCGTCCGCGTTTAGCGGGGTCATTTTGCCCGTGCGCATGTTGACTAGAACAGGATTTCCGCTCGCGTCACTGCGCACGCTCAGGAGATGGAACGCGCTATCAAATGCGAAGTTTGGATCAATACCGTGCTGTAACATTTCCAGCATGTTCTTTTCTTCGCCCGTCGCGCCCGTATCTCCGCGACGGTAATCGGCGATCACGCGCGAGTTACCGGTGGTACGATCAATGCCGACCAACAACCCAGCGCGTGTCAATTGAAATTCCTCTGCCGGCCCAACGCGTCCTAGCGGGGTCATGACGAGCTTTCCAGCCTGTCCATTAACGCCGGGCTGCGTATCCACCTGCGAAGCGAAGCCCTTATCGGTGGTCATGCCTGGGAACGCCTCTGTGTACTGAGGCGCAGCCTGCCCTTCGCTAAACCGTTCTATGGTATGTCCGCCGCCAGCGTTGGCGATATCGGACGTGGTGAACTTCTGCGTCATGTTACGCGCAGCGGCCATAAGGTTCTCAGACGCTTGCGGATCGCCAAAGATTTCCATATGGTTATGGATAGCCTCCATCATGGCAGCGGTACCTGGCATTCCGCCCGCGACGTTCTTCTCAAACTCCTGCAAAATCCGGCTCTCGATAGGCCGCTCCTGGCTACTGCGGATCATGCCAAGAATGCCTTTGGTCTGCGGAATATAGGACCACAACGGATTAGTTGTGGCGTCGTCGCCCCCGTTTAAGGGCGGCTGAGCCGCGCTAGGCGCGCCCTGCGTGGGCGGCGTGATGGGAGTAGGAGTGGGCGCTGTAGGAGACGCAGGCAAAGCTGGCGCGTTCGCCATAGGAGAAGCCTGTGACGGGGCGTTAAACGTCGGCACGTCCTGATCGTGAGCGTTGACAGCGAACGGATTTGCCATGTTATACCGCCTGTGCTATGTCGCCCAAGAGACCCGGCGAAGACGAACCGCTGCTCGTAGCCGTGCTGGCGATGGTTGGGCTAGACAAGCCACCCGCGATACGGAGAACCTCGAGGACATTGTTGACGTTGGTGTTGTACTGTTGCAGGCCCCGCTGTAGACCCAAATCCTGCACAAGCTGCGGAAGCTGGGCGGCCTGCGCGGCGGTGGTCAGCGCGGTCAACTGTTCCTGCGTAACCTGACCAGCCTGCGTAATCGCAGCGATCTGGTTCTGACGTTCGGCCGTATAATTCGCGCTCTCCATGTTCGCGGCAGTGCCCGCCTGCGTCTGTTCATAATCGAGTGCAGACTGATTGGCTTCGTTCGCAAACGCGGTCGAGCCTTGCCCCTGGACTTCCTGGTTGCCGCCAGTGTATCGGGATAGCAACTGCGGAACCACAGTGTTCTGGAACTGCTGTTGTGTGTTGAACTGCGCGGCCTGTATCGCGGCGTTCAAGAACGGGTTGCTGTTTGGGCTCAGGTAGTCGCCGTTGATCGTCTTGAGCAACTGCGCGTTGGATGCGGCCGACAGTGGGTTAGTACCGTTGGCAATCGACTGCCCCAGCGCAACCTGCTGGTTCATTACGTCTGTCTGCTGTTGCGTCATCGGCGCAACGTAGTTGCTGCCAGGGCCGGGGTTGAGGCTTGACAGTAGAGCGGAGGGGTTGAATGGGTTCGTGCCTGCGACGGATGACCCGGCGGAGGTGCCCGCAACGCTGGGGGTTGTACTTCCAACGCCAGCGTTTTGACCGGTGCCGTTAAGATTGTTTACGTCAGAGCCTTTGCCGCCGCTGGCCTGAGTGACAATCGGCGCGCTCGCGGCCTGGCTCGTCATGGCCATGGGCGCTGTGCCTTGGCTGGTCCCA